CGTACCCGTCCCCGTACCCGGACCCGTCCCCGTACCCGTACCCGGACCCGTCCCCGTACCCGTACCCGTCCCCGTACCCGTACCCGTCCCCGGACCAGGACCCGTACCCGGACCCGAAGAGCTTGAGATCAGGAAAGGCTCCGCGGATCACGCACTCCACGGGGCTTTCTCCCAAGCAATGACCGCTTCGGGAGTGCAGGCCGCGACGCTCGTGATGTCACGGAGCTCGAGGTCCGCCGCGGGACCGATTCGCGTGCCACGCACGGGACCAGTCGCTGCGAGACCTAAGAAACCCTTCTGATCGGTGGGCCAGTACAGGCAGTTACGCGCTGCTCGCAGCTTGATGATGTCGCCGCTGGTGTCTTGCGTGTAGCCGAAGAACACGCCGCGATGAGCTGTGGTGACGAGCACTGGGCGCTCGCCGTTCGATTCCTTCTTCGCCATCAAAATTCTCCTTGAGAGTTATCGATCGTTGTTATCAAGACGTCGGTTCCCACATGACGCCGCGCTCGCGCAGATCGCCCATGAGTTCATCGAACACATCGTCGGCCAGGCGCTCCCACACCATGCGCTGCGCGGGGACGAGCTCGTCGAAGTTGCCGAGCCGCACGCCGGTCTCTCCACCATGGGCGCTCACATACAGGGCGTAGAGCTCGCGGCCGTTCACGGGTGCGGCCCGAAGAGGTACAGGATGAACAGCACCACGCAGGGGAAGACCACGAAGCAGATGCACAGCAGGTCGCGCGACTTCATGGCCGCTCGTCGTTGTCGTAGATAGCTGGCACGCCAGCGCGCCGGCACGCTTCCTCGGCATCGGCGAGCTCGCACCCCGGCGCCGCGGAATGCTTCGCGGCCGCGCACTCACGCACCGCCGCGCGTTCGCTGTAGATTTGGCCGCAATCGCAGACGTAGCGCTCGGTCATGCTAAGTCCGCCTGCAGCGGCTCACCATTCGCGTGTCGCTGCGCAGCTTCGCGGCAGTCCTTTGCGATCGGGAAGGGCCCGCACAGATGCTTCGCCGGCGAGCTCGCCGTTGGTGCGAGCGAGAGTGCGTAGCCGAAGAGGCCTTTGTTGTGCGGGTCTTCCATTTTCGAGATTCGATACGTTGCGCAAGATGTGATGAGGGTGTGGGCAGTTTCACGGTTCCAGATCAGCTCCCTCTTGAGGCTTGAATCACTCTGTTGTGGGAAGTTGCGTTTGATCTTCTGGCGGATCTCTTCAAGCGTTTTCACTGTCTTCCTCCGCACTGGTTGGGAGGGAGAGGGGAATACCCCCCCCACCCCCCAAGCACTGGCAGGTCGGTCGAGTTTTGTCACACCACCGCGCTTTCGTTTACCCTCGCGCGCGGTACTACCCCCAGCGAGCCAAAATCAAAATCGACGAGTTAAGATTCCAGCGCAGCCGCCGATAGATCGACGACACGGAGGTCCCCATGAAAATTGCGATATCGATTCTTGTGCTGCTGATCGCTGGCTGTACGGCTCCGCCCGTTCGATCGCGTGTAGAGCCGGTCGCTCTGCCCGACGGAACTCAGGGTTTCGCGGTCCATTGCCACCGCGGCATTGCGCGCTGTATGAATGCCGCGGCGGAGGTCTGTGCCGGGCCCTATCACGTGCTCGACTCGGAAGGGCGCACGAGCGGTACCGTGGCAGTGCCCATGGCCAATGGCGTCATCGCTGTGAACGCGAGCCGTCACACTCTCATCGTTGAGTGCGCTCACTAGGCGGCTGCCTGCTGCGCTAGAAAATCGTGCAGCCTTTGGATGCGCCTAACGCTCGGATCGGGGATCGAGCCGCCCTTGAGTTTCTTGAGCCACTCCACCCCGAGATTTGACTTTGTCGCGATCTCGGGCAGCGTCAGGTCACACTTCTGGAGTAACTCCAGGGTCTTTTGCAGCAAGGGGGGTTGTTCCATCGACGCAGTCTAGGTAACACTTTACCGAGATGCAAGATACTACCCGCCGATGAGTGCCCTCAAAGCGGAAACTCTTTTCTCGCGCGAGGTAATATCTTCCCTGTTCATCATGAATGAACAGCTGAAGAACTTCGGTCGCAACGTAAAGGCCCAGCTAACGCACCAGGGCCTCGCAGGATCGGAGCTCGCCAAAAAGGCAGGCATTGCCCCCAAGACGCTCAACAACCTCCTAAACGGTCGCCATGCGCCCCAGTTCGATGTCCTCGACAAGCTCGCCAAGGCGCTCAAGGTCGAGCTCTGGCAGTTGTGGCTCCCCGAATTCCCCGCCGACGCTGCCCATGACGAGACTTTCCCCCGCCTCATCGAGACCGCCTCGAAATTAACACCCGCTGCGCGCAAGGCCGTCGCCCGGATGGCCGATCTCGAACTGCAGGCCGGCCGACGCAACTGATTTGACCTAACGAGCGGACCTAGGTAACGCTTTGCCGAGTGTCGGTAAAGTTTTACTTGCACTCCATTTTGCTTGTCGGTAAAGTCTTACCTGTCGTACACACAGGGAGTCTTCCGACATGCTGAAAATCCTCGCTCTGCTTGCCTTTCTGGGCCTCTCAGGCTGCGCAACCATCCAGAATCACCCGTATGCCACCGGCTTTGCCGTGGCCATCGTCGCCGGCTCAATCGCTGCCAGCACACACCATGACAACCAGGGCGGCGGGCCGGCTACCGCCAATGCAGCCGCGCCGAACTGCACCGCGGGAGCCTGCCGATGAGGCGGCGTGTTCGCAGCGCGACGTATCGCGCACGGCGCAAGATTCGCCAGGCCGCAGGCTTTGTGCGTCGTTCCGTGAATCGCGCAGAGCTTGAGGCGCAAATGCCGCACCAAGATGCGCGCGTGCGCCAGGCCCAGGGCGATGCCACGGGCATCGATGATCAGCCGTCATGAGCAAGCGATTCGCGATTTATCGCCGAAGCGACAAGACCATGGTGGAGGGCGGTTTCTCAACTCGCCATGCGGCTGAGGACTATCTGGTGCTCAACTACGGGCACGCCAACTACTACGTCGCGGTGCAGGCATGAGCCTCTGTGCTCAGTTCCTCACCGCGGCCCGCAAGGTCGCTCGTGACAAGAAGGCCTGGACCGACACCGCCTGCGCAGTGCTCGGCGATCCACATCACTTCTTCGTCGAGTCGTACGAGGGCAAGATCGTCTGGGAGGGCCCGGCGCATTGCAAGTACTGCGCCCGCGCCGAGGCGATCCTGCACGCGCCGGAATCTGTCGAGAGTGCCTCGTGATGCTCACGCGCGTCGACAAAGCTCTGTTCCTCGCCATCGCGGTACTCGCGGTGGCGTTCTTCTCCACCGCGATTCTGGGCTTCGTGCAATGAGCGCGCCCTCCGTCACCTTGCATCCGAACATGACCGCGGTGCAGATCGCGGGCTGGTGCCAAGAACATCGCATGTGCGTGACCATCGACTACACCACCGGCCCTGATGGTGTCCTGCAGCCGCTCATCAGCGCGCGCCGCGAGGTCGATCCGAACCACGTGCCCGCCTTCCTCAAACGTCAAGCCGAATAGGAGATCTCTTTGCGCACAGCCGACATGGTCAAGTCGAAGTTCTTCAGAGCGCGCGACGTCGAGGGCCAGCCGCCCATGGTGCTCACCATCGCGGATGTCACCGAGGAGCTCATGGGCCGCGGCGGGCGGCAGGAAGTGAAATGCTTCTTGTGGTTTCACGAGACCCCGAAGGGTCTGCAGCTGAACAAGTCGCGCGTCAACGTGCTCGAGACGGCCTACGGTCCTGACTCCGATCTTTGGAGCGGCAAGAAGGTGCGCATCTATTTCGATCCGAAGGTGGAGTTCGGCGGCCGCCCCGTCGGTGGCGTCGGCATCCAGACCCCGCCTGGCGCAATCTTTCGCGGCACTCCCAATGCAGCGGCGTGGGGCGATGCGCCGCATCCGCAAACGCCCGCTGGCGCCCCACCGCCGCCCGTGTGGGATGGCACCAAGTGGGTCGTGCAGCAACCCGCTCCCGCTGCAGCCGCGCCTGCCCGCCCACCGCCGCCCGTGTGGAACGCGACCTCGCAGGCCTGGGAAACGGTCAATCCGCAAACCGGCGAGATCAGCGCGCCTGCTGCGCCGGTGCATCAGCGGCCGCCAACTATCTCGGAACGCGTGAACGCGGGCCATCCGCCGACCACCGATGGTGGTTGGGGAGCGTTGACTCCCACTTCGGATCCCACTTCCGCCGCACCGGCCGCACCGGAGTTCGACGATGACATCCCTTTCTGAAACCCCGCGCCTGGCGCTCGCGATCGCCAAGCTGCGCGAGCTCGCGGCCGAGTGCTCCGAATGCGGAGGCACCGGCGTCGTCACGCACTTGGATCCTCGCGGCACCGTGTACGATCGCCAGGATTTTTGCGACGAGTGTCATGACATTCGCGATGTGATCGCGCGGTGCTCGGCATGAGGCGCGTCACCGGCCGCGTGCATCTGTGCGCCTGGCCAGACTGCCGCCGGCCGATCCCCTTGAACGAGTGGGGCTGCAAGACGCACTGGTTCATCTTGCCCAAAGAATTTCGCGATGAGATCTGGCAGGCGTATAACCGCGGCCGGCTCTCGCCCGAATGGATCGCGGCCAACGAGAAGGCCTTGGAGTGGATCCGCGGCATCGCGGAGCGCACCAAGGACACGCACGATGTGACGCCGCTTCCCGGCGAAGGAGGTATCGATGCTAATTCTGACTCGCCGCATGGGTGAGACGATCATGATCGGCCAGGACATTGAGGTGACGGTGATGGCCGTCAAAGGTACCCAGGTGCGCATCGGCATCAAGGCCCCGAAGGACGTCACGGTCGATCGCGAAGAGATCGCACAGAAGCGCGTGACCAACCCCCGCCATGATCAAGCCCGGGGTTGAGCACTACCTGGGCGATGGCCTGTATGTCAGCCACGACGGCTGGCAGATCTGTCTGCGCACGGAAGGTTCACGGGTGTACCTGGAGCCTTCCGTTTGGTACGAACTCCTCGCCTGGGTGAAGCGCTGCCAGGGGCCGACCACCGCATGAACGCCATTCTCACCGTCGAGCAGGCCGCGGCGCTCCTGGGCGTGCGCCCGAAGACGGTCAGGGCACTGGCCGCCGGCGGCGTTATTCCGGCCGTAAAGATTGGCAAACCCTGGCGCTTCGATGAGACACTGCTGCGCGAATGGATCGCGGCCAAGTCCAGGGAGAACGTCAAGCCATGTCCGTCCACCGACGCCCCGATTCCCCGTATTGGCAGATCCGCTTCAAAATCGCTGGGCGCAAGGTTAGACGCACTACTAGCGTCACAGAGCGAGCCGCCGCCGAGGAGCTCGAGCAAGAACTTCGCCGTGCTCTCTGGCGGCAAATCAAACTAGGCGAGAAGCACTACACCTGGGAGCAGGCGGTGGAACAGTGCACGGCCGAGGACTCTCACCAGGCCTCGTGGGAACGCACGCTGCGATCCATTGAGCGTCTGAATAGGTTCCTGGCGGACTCACCGCTCGCCGAGATCACGCGCGAGAACATCGTCAAGATCCGCACCGCGCTCACCCGCCACACCTACTTGAACTCGGAGAAGCAACCGGTGCCGCTGGCGCCGGCGACGATTAATCGGGATCTCGCAGTACTGCGCTCGATCTTGAAGCGCTGCGCCGGCGACACCAAGGACGGTGTGAATTGGGGCATGCTCGATGCGTGCCCGAAGGTGCCGCTCTTCCGGCTTTCCAAGGTCGACCCGCTGTGGATCTCGCGCGAGCAGGCACACACGCTGCTGGGTAAATTTCCGAAGCACACCCGCGGCATGATGATCATGGCCCTCGCTACCGGCATGCGCCGCTCCAACGTCACCGACATGGAGTGGAACCGTGTGGACTTAAAGCGCCGCACTTACTACGTACCGGCGAGCAAGGTGAAGGGGCGCGAGAAGGGCCAGGCTGTCGCACTCAACACGGACGCGATCGCGGTGCTTGAGCAGTGGTTGGGCAAGCATGAGCGGTACGTGTTTTGCTTCCGTAAGCGCGCGCCGATCAAACAGGTGGCCACTCGGATGTGGCGGCGGGTCGTGAAGGACTGCGGCCTCGAGGGCGTGACCTTCCATTCGATGCGCCACTCCTGGGCGAGTTGGCACGTGCAGGGCGAGACACCCTTGAAGATGCTGCAGGAGATGGGCGGCTGGGCCACGCTCGAGATGCCGATGCGCTATGCGCACTTAAACCCCGGGCACCTGGCGCAGTACGCCGAAACTAGTGCTATAGGCGCACCAGCGAGCACAGAAAGTGACACAGTGGAATCGGAGCCCAAAAAGGCGCGTCTAACCGGTTGATTTTGGTGGTGAGAGAGGGACTCGAACCCTCGACCTCGGCATTATGAGCTCAGCGGGCGAGCTTAAGTCGCTGAAATTCCCCGCAATGCACACTATACCACCAGATGGAATGGTCGCTTTTGTCCGTGTTTGTCGGCTTCAATTGTGCTGAGTGCGCACAGAAAGTGACACGCTCAATCCTGCTTACCCGTCAGGCGGTTCCAGGCTCTGTGGAACCCCGTCTGCGACTGTGCGACGCGAAGCGCCGCCAGATCCTCGTCAGCGGCGTTCGAGGTGTCGATCTCCTCAACCACGATGCCAGACTCCTTCGGAGTCTCACGTTTTGAGACTGGCACCTGGTAAGGCGGGATCCTGGGCGGTGGCCGGCGCTTAACCCAAGGCCATCTCATGGCGAGTGCGAATCACCGTAGAAGTCGATCTCACCGTTGGTGATGTTGAAGTGGCTGTGACAGGGATACCCGGTGACGCGCACGCTCCTTGAGCCGGTGGGCGCATCGACGAAGGTGAGATTCTCGAAGGTGGTGCCCTGCTCGGCCCAGCCCTTGCCGCCATTTGATCGAGCGAACGGCGTCCAGATCCGGTGCGTGCGCTCGGTGCCGACACAGCCTGGGCAATCGAATTGGAGCCCCATGGCTTCGGGCACGCTGGTCGCGCCGGCCGGTTTGTACTCTGGGTTGAGTGTCGTGAGCCTCACGGTGCGCGCCCCTGGCAGACCCTGTTGATGTAGTCCTGCAGGCCCGCTACCTGGGCATTGGCGATGTTGCCGACGTGGACGATGCTGGGGGTGATGTTGGCCCCTGGGTCAGGATCTTGAGCAGGTCCTTGTCGTACTGCGGCGGGAGCATCAGATCCGGATCCGGCGGTGTGGGTGCTTGGCACGCGGGTAAGGGGGGCGTAGTAGCACACCCGCACATCAGGCAGGCGCACAGGATCAAGATCGTCGGCTTTCGCGGCTGCATAGGTCTTGCCCTCCTGGGCGACAATTTGCTGATCGGCGGTGCGCTTGATGCCTTCCGCCTTTTCCTGCTTCACCTCGGCGCTCGCGACCTTCAAGCGCGTGCCCTGCCCGCCCATGTGATACCAAAAGGCGCTGTAGGCAACGAGCGCGGCCGCAGCACCGATCCACTTGACGTACGCGATTCCGATCATGCGGCCGCCGGCGGCATCCCGGCCTCGATCTGGGCGCGCAGCTTGTCGAGCTCGCGGATGCACCAGCTGGTGCGCTCCTTGCTCACGGTGGTCTGCATGCGCATCTCATCGATGATGATGTCGAGCTGGCGGCGGGCCGCCTCCAAAGAATCGCGCGCCTTATCGAGCGACTCGATCAGCGTGCGGGTGTCGCTCACCTCGAGGCCGAGATTGCGCGCCTTATCGAGAAGACCTTCTCGGCTCACGTATGCCCCTTCAACAAAAGCGCCACGACCACACCGGCGATGATCTCAAGCGCGGTAGTGACCACCACGCCCCGCACCAGCCACACCAGCCCATCGACGCGCTCGGTTAACACCTTCAAGTCCGTCAGCTGATCGCGTTGGCGCTCGAGCTGCAAGGACATCTTATCGACATTCTCGGAGAGACTTTTTCGCTTATCATCGTCGGCCTCGCGACGGATCAGCGCCTGCAGGTCGCGCACCGTGTCGGTGTACTCGTTGCGCCTCGTCACGTTTGGCCCTGATTGGCATCGTTGTAGTGACCGATCCCCGCAACCAGCGCGCCAAGCGCGCACATCGGCCAGTGCTGTCCCCCGAGCAGGCCCACCTGGAAGGCGCCGGCGATCACGCCAGCGTAGCCGATGACCTTCGTTCGTCTGCACCAGATTTTCAGCCATAGCGCACGAGCTCGCCCAGGCGCTTCGCTCTCGGTCCCACTTCGCTCGCCCATGGCTGCGATGTCTCCAAGTTGTCCGCCGCGGCCGCGAACTGCCCCGCCTGCATCTGCGCGAGAAATTTCGGCCACTTGGCTTCGAAGCGCGCAGGGTTGCCGAGGCCGATGTTGAAGTACAGGGAATAGATCGCAGTCTGCCGGCCGGGCGTCAGAGTTGTGATCCACGGCATGGTTGGCGCGAGTTCGCTCTCACACGCCGCGATGTCATTGCCGAGCAAGTACTCAGACTCCGCCAAAGTAAAGCCACGCCCACTTAAGTTGCGACCGACGCCGGCGGTGGGATTTCCCCTGACCACCGTGCCTGGTCCGATGGGCTTGCCCGTGGCGTCATCGTAGACCTTGAGCACTTCGCCTTCATCGCCACGCAGCTCGGCGCGCAACTGCGCTTCGGTAAGTGGGTTCACTTTTAGGACACGAAGTACGTGCCGCTGATCAGAATCTCATGCGCGGTGGCGCCGATCGCCGCCGGGATAGTGATGGTGGTGCCGGATATTTTGCACGCCGTTACCGCACCGGAGGTCTCATCGCAGACCGTGCCCAGCATGTCATCGATGGCCGCCACGGGCAGCGTCGGGATGGTGGCGCCAGCCGCGGACGCGAGCGTGGTGCCGCCAGCCAGCAGCATCTGGAAGCTCACCATGTTCCCGATGTAGGTATACCGGGCGCGCTGGGTGAGGGCCCCCACGAGGGTCCAGCCGTTGACACCGGTCACGATCCCAGGCGCGAATGTCAAGGCCGCGCCGGTGTGCATCTTCGAACCACCGTTAGTGGTCGTGATCGCTAAGTTGCCTGCGATGATCTGGAAATTGTTGTTGGTGCTGGTCCCAACGGTGACGTTGACATTCGAACCTTGAATGGTGGAATTCTGCAGCGTGCCTGGGATCGAGATGCCGCGGGAGGCGAGCTCGGTCAAGTTTTGGACGTTGAGCCCATCGATCACCCCGGCGCCAGAGAGGGACACGATGGTGCTGGTGGTGCAGGCGCTTCGCACGTTGGTGAAGGCCCAGCCCGTTGGGGGGCCCGCCGGGATGTTGTTGCTAAAGGCTAAGACGTACTGCGATTGGTGTGTCTGGTTGTCCATCTGCAGGCTGTCGATGTGCCCTAAGCTACTCGCCGCGTTGCTCATGTCCACGAAAATCGCCGCGCGACCGCTGGTGGCGCCGTTGCCGCTGAAGGCGTAGCCGCCGTAGGAGCGAAAGGCATCCGCCTGCTCCAGATAGATACAGTCGCTCGTCGCCTGGCCGCCCTGGTTTAGATACTCGCAGCCGAAGAAGTTGTGCTCCGTGGTGGAGAGAAGCCCGGCGGCGATGGTGACCGCGTTGCCGAAGTTATCGGCGGCGAAGGCCGAGGCCAATCCTGAGACATTGTTGGCGGTGATCGCCACTGACTTGGTGTTCGCGGTGGTCGCGAAATTCTGGTAGTAGCAGCCGACGTGGACATCATCTTCGCCGCCGTAGATGTAGAGCGGCGCCACGGAGAAGTGGCCCACGTATTTGACGTTGTCCTCTCTGAAAACCGAACCCGCACCGGTGTTATTGCGCGCCACCAGAATCCCTGTGCGCGGGAAGGTCACAGGATCGGTGGTCATCGAGACATCGCGAAACTTGATCGAATCGTTGCCGGTGCAGTCGAAGATCGCCGACTGCGTATGCTTCGCGACGATGGGGAAGAACGCCGGGCCGTTGGGCCCGCCATCGAGGCCGCCATCCGGGCCCTGGATGATCACGCCCTTCTGGTTGCCATTGGTGCCGAAGGTGCAATTGACGGCGGCCGCGAGCAGGTACTGGCCCGTGGCTCCGTAGGTCACGGTGCCACCGTTGATCTGCGCCACGTGCACGGCCTTGGTGAAAGCCGCCGACATATCGGTAGTGCCAGGCACGGTGTTGGTGCCGTAGCGATCCACGCTCAGCGTTGGGAAATTGAAGTTCGTCGGCACCACACCGGCCGTGGTCTCGGCCGCGGTGACTTGGTAGAAGATCGCCGAGCCCGGCTCGGTTAAAAGCTGCCAGTTCACTCCGTCGTACTCGATCATGTAGATGCCGCCCACATTGATCGCGCCAGCGGCGAGCGCGAAGCCTCCGGGCTGCACGATGTTCTTCGCGGCCAAGGTGTTGTAGGCGAAGGTCGAGGCGCCGGTGTTGGTGTGCGCGGCGTTGAAGTAGGCCCGCAAACCCGCTCGAAGCGCCTTCTCGAGCGCTGAATTTGTGGTGGCATAGGCATTCACCGCGCCGACATCGGGGTAGGTGAGCTGCGCGGCGGAGTCGAAAAGATTGACCGGGCTCTGCGTTTTGAACACCGTGGCGTTCTTGCTCATGACCAGGTTGTAGTCCCCGTCGGCCGCGAAGAAGCTGAACTGCCCGTCCGCACCGGTCGCAACCGTGGAGGTCAGGATCGGCGTCAAGCCATCGTCGGAGAAGATCGAGGCATTCGCCCCGCCGATGTAGTTCTGCACGAGCACGGCGGCGCCCACGAGTGCATTGCCATTCACATCCTGCAGGGTGTCGATGTACTGTTTCATGTGGGGAACCCGTTGGGCGCGATGTAGGAGAAAGTCCATCCGAAGAGCTGCTTCGTTCCTGCGTTGGTCCACAGGCCCGATGCATTGTTGATGTTGATGGTTGCGGCGTTGGACCCTAAGGCGTTGGCAATCGAGAGGTACGCCGAGATACCGAGCACCGTGTTGTCTTCGGCCGGGATCAGGCCGGAATTAAAGCCGATCAGATTGTCGCGTATCCCTGCCGGCCAGCCGTTCAAGCCGAAGCCGGTGGAATTGCTCACCAAGGGTCCGGTGCCGGGGCAGGAGACGGTGATCAGCGGGCCGTTGCCCACGACATTCGCGGTCAGCACGGGCGCTGTGGTGCAGCCCGTCACAGTGAGCTGGAAGTTCTGCTGGATACCGAAGAGGTTCTTCTGGCGCAGGTACCGACCAGGCGCGGGCGCGATGATAGCGGTCGGCTTGATGGTGCTCACCCCACCATCGTCCACAGCCACGGAGGTGGCGCTCCAGTAGAACAGGCCGCCCTGGCCATCGCCGATAAGCACTCCGCCCTCGACATCGATCACGAGCGTTTGGCCGGCGACCAGCAGAGGCGCCGGTGCCGCGCGCACCGAAGCGACCACATCGTAGGATCGCATCGCGTTAGCGATCAGATCGGCTCCACCCAAAACGCTCGAGGTCGTGACCGTCGCCAGGAGCGCAAGCAGCGCCGTCGGATCATTGATGGCCGTGAGGTTATCGAGGCCTAAGATGAAGTTGCCGGCCGAGTCCGTGATCACCATCTTGTGCGCGATGCCGGCGGCGATCCAGCAGGCGACCGGCGCGCCGCCGGCGCTCTGCAGGCGACCGGCCGAGGAGAGCGGGATCGGGTTTGCGTTCTGCGTGGTGCCGGTCGAGTCGGTGTAGGTCGTCACCGGCGTGTTCGATCCGGCAAGCAGAGTCGCAACAAATCCGCCCTGCAGCGGGATGCCGATGTTCGAGAAGATCTGGATCAGCAAGCTAATCGGCGAGAGGTAGTAGGTGGTTGCGGCCATGGCTTACTCGTAGGTGAATTCGGTGGCGTAGCCGTGAGCTTTGAGCTTCGGGATCTCGTCCTTCAACTTCTCGCCCACATCGTCGCGGTAGATCATGTCTGGGATCGAGAGCTCCTTGAGCGTGGTGTAGGCGCGCTCCGTCGCCCGCTTCACGGTCGAGGCCTGGCCAGAGACCACGCAGATGTAGTCGCCCGTCGTGCACCAGATCGCGCGCTCCACCACCTCCTTGCCCTGCATGTCCGGCATCTTCTGGATCTTGACCGCCTGCGGCGAGAGGTAGCCCTCGTTCTTCGAGGTCACGCCGTAGATGGGCACATCGGCGAGCTCCTCCTTCGAGCGAGTGCTGTACGGGTAATCCGGCTGCGCGATCACGACACCGCAGGCGATCTTATTCCGTGTCTCGAGAGAGTCGATGCCGTGCACCGCGTCCAGCATCCACTCGACCGGGTCTTCCTTGTGGCATCCCCACATGATGTTCGCCGCCGGCCACCCTAAGCGCATGGTGAATTCCAGCGGCCAGGCCTGGCCCTTCTCATCGACAATGCAATTGACATCAATGTCGCCTAAGTGATCGAGCTCGATGAGCGACTGCTCTAGCGGCGCCAGGACCTCATCGCCGAGCTTCGATTCCGCCACGTACTTCATGATCGTGCCGGCCTCCCCGCAATTAGGTCCCACATCCCCGCTGCAGAGCTTCTTGTGCTCGAAGTTTTCGTTGTACGGCCCGATGAAGCCGTCCTTGCCCATCCAACGCGACACGCCGACTTCGACGCCCGGAATGAACTCCTGCAGCATCACCGGGCCTTTCGGGTTCATCTTTAAGCGTTGCCAGCGCTGCAGGCGTGCGATCAAGTCGGCCGCCGATTTGCCCACGTAGGAGAGGCTCTTGTCCTCCTCATCTCCCAAGGTCTTGAACACGTACCGATCGCCGGTCTTGCGCACGTGCGCCTCGGCCGCCTCGAGCGTCGGGAACTGCTCGTAGGCCGGCACCTTGATGCCGTGCTTCTCGAAGAACTTCATCCCTTGCGCGCGTTTGATCTCGAGCGCGGCCGATCGCACTGACGGCCCGAACACCGGCATGCCCATCTTCTTCAAGCTATCGAGCTTGGCCATGAAATCATGATTTCCTGTTGGCACGATCAGATCCGCCCAGCGCGCCTCAGCGAGCCAAGAGTCCACCCGCTCGATGTTCTTGAAGCCATCGCCGGTCTGCGGGTGGTTGTCCTTCGAGTACCAGATCTTCACCTGGTGGCCAGCCTTGGCAGCGCGCACGGCCAGGCCCATCCCCTCGCCGACACAATCCATGTTGATGATCAAAAGCTTCAACGGCGCTGCTCATTCTGCAGCTCGCCGATGCTCACCGGCACGATGGGTGCCGCGGCGGCAGCGGCTTGCTTGTTGCGGCGGGTCTTGACGTTCTTCTTCGCACCCTTCACCGCTTCCTGCAGAGGATCGGATTGCGCACGGCGAACCTGGCGGCCCTCTTCGCCCGCCTTGTAGAGCTTGGTCACGCCGCCGGCGATGGTTTTGGCAATGCCGCCGATGCCAGGAATCTCGCCCACCTTGTCGAGCATGGAAACCAGGCGGGGTACGGTGTCGGAGCCGGCGACACGACCCGATGGCGTGGTGCGCAAGTCTTCAACCAACTTGTTGATGTCGCGTAATCGACGCGCCTGTTCGGGGGAGAAGACCGCATCGATTTTCCCGTCCTTGTCGAGTTCGTTGAAGAGATTGCGGAAGCTTGAGTTGAACTGGGTGACGCCCTGCTCGTTGCCGATCTCCCGTTTGCCGGTGGCGGCTTCTTTGAGTTTGTCGATCACACCGCCCTGGATATCTTTCCATGCCTGCTCGCCGGCGGCCTTAGTTTTCTCGTTGAGGTGCCCCTCGAGGAGCGAGGTCTTGATCTTGCCAATGTCCTCGGCTGATCCGCGCACCACGGTATCGAGCGTGTCCTCGAGCGCGACGCGCCGGTCGGTGACGCTCTTGTCGGTGCCGAGTTTCTTGATGATGCCGGTATCTTTGTACTCGACCTGGTGCTTGCGAAAGGCATCGCGTGCGGCCTTCCAATTGGTCGCGGCCGCGGGGATGTCGTCAAAGGCTGAGTCGATCGCCTTGATCACTTCGCCCGCGTAGTGAGCATCGGGACTGCCTGGCTTATTCGCCCGCAGTGCGCGCTTGCGCAGATCGTCGAGCTCCTCGAGTTTCACACCGCGCAAGGATCCTGCCTCGCCCTCCACCTCGCTCGGAATCTCGACCTTCGCTTTGCGCAACCAATCGCCAAGCCATCCCACGTGCTGCACGGATGGGTTCTCACTCAAGAATTTGTACAGCGGCTCGGCGCGCACAGTCGCTTCTGGCTCGGTCTTGCGCGCGGTATCGTAGAGCGAGTCGTAGTTCTTTTTCGAGGCTCGTGCCTTGGAGCGCAGCGCCTCATTCTGCACGCTCGCGCCGACCTGACCGCGGGTCTCGGCCTTGGCACCCGTCTCCTGGCGCAGCCGATCGACGAGACTGTGCAGGCGCGTGTCCTGGTCCGCCTTGATGTTGCGGATGTCCTGGCCGGCCTCGCTCTTGACCAGGTTTTCCTCCTTGGTCAGCTGCGAGAGGTTTCGCTCGACTTGTCCTCGAGTGCCTTTAATGCCGGCGGCATCAAGGCGGGCCTTTCGCGCGACCTGAGTAGGATCGAGCTTATCCAGAGCTCCGGCATCCTCCGCGATCTTCGTGATCGTGTCCTTGAGCCCCGCAGATAGGCCACTCCAATCCACACCAACACGATCGCGAACATAGCTTTCAGCTCGTTGTGCGGCGGTTTGCCGCGCTGGGGTTTGTAAGGGCGCCTTGGGATCAGCGCTGATTGTCGGCTCGACCCGCGGCGCCGGCGGTTTGCCACGCGCTGCGATACGCGCACCCAGAGGGCCCTTGCCAGCTAGCTCCGGCAAGAGGGCGGATGGCGCGGCCTGCAGTGCGGTGGTGGTCACGGCGCCAGCGCCGGCGGCGACTTCAGGTGATGCGCCCAATTTGGTGGCGATGTTGCTCACGCCCTGGCCGGCCTTGTCGCCCACATCGGCGAGTGCGCGGAATGGCGCCGTCGCCGCGTCCACTGTCTGTTGGCCGAGCTCGGTGCGCGGCTGATAGGTCAGACCTTCCTGCACCTGGTGCACGCGATCGGCGGCGGACATGTTGGTGGGATCGCCGCTGATCAGATTCTTTGCGCCTTGCGCGATGCCGGCAAGACCCGCCACTGGTGCAGCCACGGCGGAGGTGATGAGGTTTTCCGCAGCCTCGATCGGTGCGGCGACGAACTTGCCGTATTCCTTCGCACCTTCGAGCAGCTGCTCGCCAAATGTGGACTTCCCGACCGGTTTCTTTTTTTCGACGGTTGCGCCGGCGCCTGGCGCTGCATCGAGGGTGAAACCCGGCGGCGGTGGCGGCGGGCCACCCGCTGAATCCAGCGTGAAGCCTGGTGGCGGCGGTGGCAGGTTATCAGCCAAGCGGCACCCACTGACCGTTTCGGAACACGACCTTCTTGCCATCGGGTCCGGTTGCTGTCGGTTCGTTGCCAGCCACGGGCGGTGTCTGGCCTGGATGTGGTGGTTGCCCAGGCTTCGCCGGCCGGCGGCTCTCCGAGTCCTGCTCGCGCGTCTGGCGCCATTGCTCCTTCACCTGCTCTGGGGCCTTCAGTGCGGCCTCTGTTTCGATGATGAGCTGCTCGACCTTCGCCTTGTAGTTCTCTGGTCCATTCGCGGTCGAGAGCAGATTCGCACCCACCTCCTGATCGTGCTGGTGGATCTGTCCGCCGCCGATCGCCGCCGCATAGGCGTTGATAAGCGATACGTTTGCAGCCTGGAACTTGCCGAGCTTCGGATCCGAAGACTGGTCGGCACCGAATTGCAGCATCTTGCTGAGGCTCTTCCAATCTCCACGCGGAACGTCGTCCGATGCCTTGAGGGCGATCTGCGCGAAGGTCTTGGCCTCCTGCACCCGCGGTGCAATCTTACCCTCGCGCTCTCCCAGGGCGAGCTCGGCACGCGCACTGCCCCGCATTTCCTGCTGGCGCAACGCGATCTCGTCAGGCGTCATGCCCTGCTCTTTCGCGATCGTGGCGAAGCGATTCTGCACGGCGGCGATGTCCTGACCGCCTTGCTTGCCGCGGCCGAAGTTGGCCAGTACGTCCTGCGCCTTCTCGCCATTGGCCAGGCGCTGGGCGGCAAGATCAATCGCGTCGGGAGTCAGATTGCCGTGCTCATCGCGTAGCGCCCGCTCCTTGCGGATGCCAGTGTTCGCGGCCGCGTTCGCCTCCATGGCTTGGTTGTGCCGTTCGGTCTCGCCTTCTTTTTTGACGCTCGTGTCAGCTTTAAGCTGCTCGAGGCGCTGCTTGATCTGTGCCTGGCCGGCTTTGCTCTTCGCCTCGAAGCCCTCGATCGTGGCGAGCGACATCGGCCCTTGTTTGGTCGCCGCGTTGATTTGTTGAATCACTTCTGGCGAAAGGGCGCTCTGGCCGTTCGGCAGTTTAGTGTTTTGCAGAGTTTGTATCGCACCGGGCAGCTGCTGGGCGATGAAGGCATTGACCGTCATGTCATCCGCGCCCTTGTTCTTCATCGCACGCGCCTGGGCGACGATCGGGTCGATCGCAGAGACGATCACGCCCTGCTGGTGATCGAGGAGCTCGTACTGGTCGATCTGCGATTGCACCTTGCCGGAGGAGAACTTCTGCGCCTGGGTTTGAAACTCGAGCGCGGCTTTCGGTGAGATCTTGTTGAGCTTCTCGGCCGTGCGCATCACGCCTTCCGGATTCGAGTAGTCCACCCCCTCGCCCTTCAGGAGCGCCTGCACCTTGGTGTTGGTTGCAGAGTCCTGCTTCGCCTGGCCCACCTGCAGTTTGGAGAGCTGCTCGCGATCCATCATGTCCTTGATCGACAGCGCCTTTCCCTTCGCAGCTGTTGGATCGAAGCCGCCCATCTCACCGATTGAAGCCAAGCCTTGAGTGTCGATGGCCATTGCGTCCTCCCTTAACTGCCCAGCGCCTGCAGCGCGGAGTACTCGGCATAGTTTTGCGCGCCGCCGCCGATCGCCTTGGAGATACCCGCGGCGGTACCGATGTCGATGTTGGCTATGTTGGTGCCCTGGCCAATCATCGTGCTCGAAATATTGTTGGCGGCGTTGCCGATGTTCGCTGCCTGGCCCGCAGCGGCGCTCTGACCGAGTTGCACGGCGTTCAGCGAATTACCGAGCGCCTGCTGGTACGTGTTATCCGCAAGCCCCGTGTTGTACCTATCGAGAGCGGTCAAGGTGTTGCCAGACACGCCGCCGGCGGCCGAGGCTGCGTTCAAGATGCCCTTCTCGCCTTCGGCTTGAGTGAACTGATAACCGGGCGTGTTCCTCAGCGCTTCGGAGATGGTCGCGGAGTTGGAGTTAGGTCCCGTGCCCAGGAGATTCTCGTACTGACTGATCGCGCCAGTTCCCACGTCCCTGTAGGGCTTCGACAGCTCCGCTTGTTGGTTCAAAGCCTGCTGCTGCTCGCTGATCGCAGCGTTCGATGCGCTGGTGGTGGCGCTGGCGGCCATCGAGCCTGCCGCCATGCTGCCCGCCGCTCCCACAACTGCTGCGCCAATGACTGCTGCTGCGACCATGTCAATCTCCCAACCACTGCGAGTAGTACCGTTCGACTTCGATCATCCCCAGCTCCTCGAACACTTTGGACGCGTCCTTGTGCAGCTTGCTGCCGTAGAACGCGCGCTGCACGCCGCGGCGCTTCGCCTCATCGCGCACCGCCTCGAATAACTGCATCGCCAACATGTGCGCCTCGAGCGAGGTCAGGGAGTCGCCGTCGCGATAGTCCGGGTGCAGCCAGAAGATGTCCATCTGCAACGTCAAGCAGGTGCGGTAGTGCAGGCCCGGCGAGATGAAGCCGATGAAGTAGCCGACTACCTTGCCCGCCTCGCGCAACACCACCAGGAGCACGCCCCCCAAGGACTCGCGGTGCAGGTAAATCTCGTACTGCGGATCCAGCGGCACCTTGTCCTGATTGAGCGCGAGCTCCTGCCAGTGCGGATCGAATAAGGGCTTGAGCTCATCAAGCGTGTCCTGCAGTCGCTCGACGTGGGCGGTGATCATTGCAGCACCTTCGTTGGCGTTAAGCCCACCACAGGCTCGGAATGACGGATGTCGATGATCATGTGGATGCGCTCGACGCTGCCGTTGTTCACCACCTCGTGCTCATTCGCATTCTGAAACCACCACACCTGGCCCGGGGGCATATACACATGTTCCTCGCCGCAGCGAAAGTCGCACCCCGGGGAGGACTGCAGCACCACGTGGTATCGGTCCCAATAGTTCGCATGCACCGGTGTGTCGGCGTGCGGGTAGACCCGGCCGCCGCACTTCAACTTGTTGATCATCACCCGCCCGATCCGCTCGCCCTCGGTACGCTGCATGACATCGAAGATGATCTTCCTGGCGGCCGGCAAATGTATGGATCCATCCATCCATACACACTCGTGCTGATCGCGAGTCCCGCGCTCGAGCTCGGTGACGCTCGCCGGCGGGAAGCGCACGAAGACCGTCTCGGTGTCGCCGAACGGGCCTTGCGGATAGTCGCGCAGATACGTGTCCGCCTTCCAAAGCTCCGGCTGTCGCTGCAGCTGGTGCAGGATGGGTAGTACATCCGCGGTGCCGATGACCTGGAAGTTCTTCAAACGGGAGCTCCTGCACCATTGACCCAGACCGTGGGATTCACGCTCTTCACCCATATGGGTAAGCCTAAGGTGCTATCGAAGTAGAACTTGCCGGTGTAGAGCGCATTGGTCGGCCGCGCCGCAGTGGCTCCAGAGCTCGAGAGATCCTGCAGTATCTGCTGCGCCTGGGTGAACCATCCCGCCCAGGCCGGCGTGAAGTTCCCCGCCTTGTCGAACATCGGCACACGCGGCTGGCCTTGCAGGAAGCTGCTCATGAGCCCCTCGCACGGGTCGCGGCAGCGGAAGCGGAAGACACCATCGCGGCGCCGCCTGAGATCACGAACTTGGCAGGATCGGTCATGCGGATCCGCGTGTGCATGAACCGAGCTCGGCCGCAGCGCCGGCGGGTGACGCGCTGCTTGTACTGGCCCTTCTTGCCCAACGAGACCCACTGCTCCGGCCCGAAGTCCCTTGAATCGCGTGCGACCTGGATCATCACCTGCGGGTTGTAGGCTTGGGAGGTGGGGCTCGAATCACCCACACCCACCTCCATGTCGATGAACATCGCCCCGCAGCGGAAATAGTTCTGATCGTTCAGGGCGCAGCGGGTGATGACCTCACGCACGATGGTGTTGCCGTTGTCGGTGAAGGTCGCCGGATCCGGACGGTAAAGCTTCGGCCCGTTGTAGTCCGAGATCAGTGTCTTGCCCTGGTAGGTGGTGGAGAAGCGGCCGATGTGCCGTGCGGCGTAGCGCGAGGTGATGCCGGTCTGCGTCTCGCTCCACATCGAGTTGGTGGCGTTGTACAGGAAGCTGCGGTTCTCGGATGGAAAAGTGAATTGCGCGAACTTCGAGTCATCGGTCTGATACGAGAGCGCCTCGCAGTCGCCCGTGGTGGTCATGCCTTGCAGGATCTTGTCGATGTCCGGGGTCGAGATCACCTCGACCCCGTAGCCTTTGATGCGCGCGAACTGCAGCCCGCCCTCGCGGGTCTGCGTTAAGAACACGATCGTGTCCGCGCAATGGATCTTCGAGAAAGGCGCGGCCAGGCCGTACTCGGTGGCGGTGTTGGCGATGTAGGTGAAGGGCTCGGTGGTCAGGCCTGAGTTCTGCCAGAACTCCAGGTGCGAGTACGAAAAGGGCAGCAGCATGCCGCCCAAGCTGTCGCAAGCCACCAAGTTATCGTTGTACTGCGAGGCGGCGGCAAAGGAGAGCGCATTCCAGGTTAAGCCATCGTTGAAGTTCGACACGAAGAACTGATTGGTGCCGGGCGCCTCGCAGATGAAAAAGCCGTTGCAGGCGGTGACTGTGGTCGCGCCGTTCGGGAAGCCCGCGCTCGTGATCTGCACGAAGACTCCGGTGGAGGGCGTGAAGATCCAGCCATTCGCGCCATCGACGATGCAAACTTGAGTCGGATTCAACGCCATCGATACCGGGCCCGCGATCGAGTTGATTGATCCGGTGGCCACCACGCTCGCGGCCGCTCCTTGCGTCACCGGGCCGATGAGCGAGAGAAACTGATTGGCCACCACCGCGAAGAGCTGCGTCTTGTTTCCTAAGATGCCGCGAGCCGCCTGCAGGGTCGCCGAGGGGATCGACATCTGCGGCAGCATGCCGGGGGTCCCCAGCACCGCGATCGCCGTGCGGTCCTTGTCCTTGCGCACCTGGTAGTAGCAATTCAAGCGCCGCTCGCGCGTCACCGTGGGATTGCCGGCATAGATTCCTTCACCAAAGAGCGGCAGCTTTTTGAATTTGACCGTCATGGCCCGTACGGATCCGAGTTATCGACTTCAAAGTAGGCCGAGCTCACCTCCGGATCCGCTTCCTGGGCGATCGCAAGGGCCGACTGGCGCGAGCTCTCGAGGGTTTGCGTCCACTCGCAATCGAACATCGGCGCGATCAGCTTGCCGCACTCGAGCACGAGCGGTTGGTACCAGCGCTGCGGGTAGTCGGGGCAGTCGCCCGGGTTATTGAGATCCTGCACCGAGCGCAGCCAGGTGATGTGCAGGTGCTTGGTCACATCCTGCGCACCACCACAGTCCAGATAGAGCGCGCCATTCGGCTGCTGCACCGTGAACTTGGTCTCGTAGAGGATCGCGGTTGGATCGGACTGGAAGGTCGGCATCGCCTTCGTCGGCAGGCTCTCGTACTCCTCGACGTTCATGATCTTGAGCGGCGTGTCGTTGAAATAGATGTCCCTGAGTACCGCGGCGACGATGACTTCCGGGCGCTGCGCCTTGGTGGTGTAGTTGAAGACCTGGGCGTTCACCGTCACCGCGCCATTGAGGTTCTGCGCGAGAGTCACCTGCTTGGTGCCGGTGTTGATCGCGGAAATCGTCGACCACTGCAGATCCGCGCCCACCATCACGCCGATGTAGTCGTTCAGGTTCATGCCGGCGGTGCTCGCAACCACTATCACGGGCTGCGCGGCATTGGCCGCGGCGCTCGTCAGCACCGCGTTGAATTGCTGTGGGTACTGCAGTCCGGAAGTCGCATAGGCCCAGTTATCCCCGGTCACGCCCAGCTGGTAGAAGTACTTGGTGTAGGCCAGGAAGAGCGCCGCGCGCTCGCGCGTCCATACCTTCATCCCGGGAGCGAAGTCCTGCTTGCCCATCCACTGTTTGACCAGCATGTTCAATTTGAAGGAGCAGTCGGTGTACTCCTCCGGCGTTGGCTGCTCCAAGCCATCGAGCGCGCCGACGTCGAGCATCGCCTGGCGAATGATCTGATATTGCGTGACCGAGAAGTTGTAGCTGTTCGAGGTCGACTGCCCGATCGAGCCAGGAGTACCGATGCCGGGGATGAGCAGGATCGTCACGCGACCTCTACCCGCTTGATCGTGCGCTCGATCGCCGCCCTCACCAGCTGGTAGGCGGCCGCGCCGTCAATGTCAGCTTGGCACTGCGCGGTACCACTCGCCTGATCCTGCTTACAGAATTCCCAGGTGTAGTGCATCTGGTGGCACGCCGGCGCCTCGTTATCGCCCCGGCCTGGGCAGCTGGTGGAGGAGCTCGTGACGGGCGTGCAATTGGGCCAGTCGCGCGTGAGATTCTCGTTCGTTGAATGCGAGAGGATCACGACCTTCTCGACGGGCGAGCAGGCGAGCGCATTCATGACGCCGGTCTCAGGCCCGATGGCCACATCGATGTGCTCGAGGAACGCCATCGTCTGCCTGATCGACCACTCGCCCGATCTCAGGTGCACGCGCTTCTCGTTCTCCCAGCCCTGCTCCAAGATTCGCCCGTCTGCACCGCCCACCAACACCACGTGCGCATTCGGAAAGTCGAGCAAGATCGAGGCGATGGTCGGATCCAGGCCCGCCCAGGTCTTGTGCACGGAGGAGCCCGCGAGCGCCCACAAGATGAGCGGATTGCCGCCCATGTTGCGGCGTTCCTTCGCTGCCCAGGCCCGCTCATGCTCGGTCGGGAAGAAGCGCACGCGGGGTTCGTGTGGGAGTCCTGCAATCAGGTGCTGAACTTCCAAGTAGTTGTGATTCATCAGCTTGTGGCGTGCGGAGGGCGTCCAGGTGTGGGGAGTTTTGCCGGGCACCGAGAGGAAGCTCACCTCCACGGACTCCGAGAGATTCACCCACTTGTCGTACCTTGCCTTGTGGTAGTTCCAGAAGTCGCCCAGCAGGTGATTCGGCACCTGGTCTTTATCTTGCAGATAGAACTCGTGGATGTTCGGATCGCTCTGAATGACCTCCTGGCCGGGCGGTGAGGTGAAGAGCGTCACCTGATAGCCCTGGGCCTTCAATCCCGCGGCGATGCTCGAGCACTGCAAGAGATCCCCGAACGCACCGTATCGCACCAGCCCGCAGGTCTTGACCTGCGGGCTTTCTTTGAGCGCGCTGAAGTGGTGGCCGCCGCCAACCTTCTTGAACACGAAGAACAGGCTGTACTCCTGGCCCCCGTTGCGCTTCTGGTAGTCGACCAGGTCCCACGCGGTGCCGGTCCGACGCATCAGATCAATCACCACCTCATAGTTCACGTTAAAGCAGTGATCCGGATTCGCCCCCGGCTCGCCGACCTTCGGATACTCATCCTCGTCCGGCACGTAGAGCGTTAGATAGCCGCCGACTTTGAGCACGCGCATCCATTCCTTCAAGGCGTCTCCTGCGGTGTGCGTCTCGATCAGCATCCGCTCGGCGACCTGGCGCTGCAGGGCCGTGGGATAGGTGCGCGGGTCGACCTTGGTGATCGGGAAATGCTCGAGCAGGTGGCTCGAGAAGACGAAGTCCATCGAGCCGGAGGCAAACATCGGCAGCTGCGCTGCGGTCTGCACGGCGACGTCGGGCCTGATCGGCTGACCGAAGAGGATCGTGTCCTTGCAGTTATCGACGCCGATGAAATGCGGGTAGGTCTTCTGAATGCCGCAGCCCAAATCCAACCCGCGGCCGCGCGTCCATTTCACGATCTCCCACTTGATCTTGCCGCTCTCATTGCCCATCGGTCCGTTGATATCCCACACCATCTTTAAAACTCCACGTAGTGTTTGCCGGTGCGCGACAGTAGCAGCCGCGTCGCAAATATTTCAAACGTGGCGAGCTTTGCGCTCTCGAGGCACGGCGAATCGTCGAACCACATAACACCACCGCGCACCATCATCGGCGCCAAATACAGCGCGCTGTCGCGCACCGATTGGTACTGATCGCAGTCCAGGTGCACGAATGCCAATGGCGGCAGCTCGATCGCACTGCCTGGGAAAATACCGGGGACGATGATCGCGCCGGGCAGAGCGTCCCGAATCGCGTTCATGTCCACCCCGCCGAAATCACCGACCTTATGGCTATCGATCGGGCTCGAATGCGGGATACCGGTGAAAGTGTCGAAGAGGTAGAGCTCGCGTTTCTGTTCGGCGCCGAGTTTCGCCAAGTGCCACGCGGTGCCGCCTTGGAATACGCCCACCTCGAGGAACGCGCCCACCGGTGTGCGGCGAGCGCGATCTATGAGCTCGGCGATGACATCCTCGCCCACCTGAGAGGGCAGGGGCGGGCCCTTCGGTGGCTCGAGCATCGCATCTCCTACGCAGCCTTGGAGACCGACTTCACCAGGCCGAGCATCTTGATGTTGAAGGGCTTGCCGACTCCCTTTGGCTCCTCGCAGATGTAGCGCCGATCCTTGGCGAAGCGATGGCCGTTCTGCACGTAGCCGGCCTCGGCATCGCCGATGACCGTGCCGTACGGCATCTCCAGATCCAGCCGCGGGATCTCTTTTCCGGCCGCGTCGTACTCGACCTTCGGCGCATTGGCGAGATCCTCATCAGACGTCGTGCCGGCGGAGGCGCGCTCCAGGCGCTCGAGGGCCGCCATCACCTTGTTCTCCATCGCGGCAAGTCTCGCCTCGCGTGCGGCGAGCGTGTTCTCGCGCTCCTGCAGCGTCTCTTCGCGCTCGTCGGGGGTCGCCTCGCGCACCGGTTCTTTGGCGAGGCCTTGAGCCTTCTGGTTGCCGATGGTGGTCTTGCTGTCAGCCATGTTTTTCACTCCTTACAATCGATCCAGCATGTTGTTGCGCTCGATGAAGCCCTCGACGCCGTCGACCTCGACGCTGTCGTAGAAGGCATCGTTGTGCGCACGCGTGTACTCATCGTCGGTGGGGCGCAAGCTCTTGCGATCGAAGCCCTCGCGCAACGAGGCGACCGTCACATCCTCGGTCACCTGGCTGCCGGATCCTAAGCCGCCCGCCATCGGTTGCTCGTGGATGTCGGCAATCTCCTGATTCTGGATGTTCTGGCCGGGGGGGAGCTTATTTAAACGCTCGCCGTTTCTCTCGTAGCGACCGAGCTCCGGATGCCGGGTCTGCAGCCGGTTGGTGTCGCGGGCACTCTCGCTCGAGGCCCACGAGTGGCGGGCCTTGGGCGCTTGCGGCGCAATGACTTGGAATTTCTCCTGAACGATCTTGGTCATGGGACGAGCTCCCGATCAGGTCCAACCATCGCCCGGGTAGCTGCCCCCGCCCTTGTACTCATGGATCGGCTCGGCCCGGATATCGCAGACCTCCTGGTTCTCGATGTTCATGCCGGGCGGCAACTTGTTGAACATCGCGCCGATGCCGGAGGGCGTGCCCTTCTTGTTGAGATAGCCGCTGTCCTCGATGCCGACCTTCTCGTTGGCGACGACTTTGGCTGAGCTCGGAAGCGGTGCGGTCTCTGTTCCATTTGCCATAAAATTGATCCTCTATTGCCTGGCGCTTGAAGCGCGTTACGAGACGATCGAACCGGTGACGCCCTGCACGGCGTACTGCACAATCGGTATCAGCACCGCGGTCGCATCCGTGCCCATGACGAAGAAGAGCTGATCCCCGGGGTTCATCGGCAAGCCGCCGATGCCGACGCCGGCGTTGCCCGGGTAGCCCGCGGTGAGCGTGTTCAATCCGAACACCTGGCTCGTGGTGGTGCCGCCCAAGGTGTTCAAGGCAAAGGGGCCCTGGAAGCCTCCGACCACACCGCCGCCGAATCCGTTCACTGAGACATTGGCGCCGGGTGCGCCGGTGCCGCCGACCGTGAAGGGGCCGATGGTGTTGGTGCCCAAGGTGACCGCGGTGCCGGTCGTGTTGGTGTTCGTGATGTAGATCGCGGAGATCTGCGTCGCCGGGCTGGTCGCGGTGCCTGAGACCGTGTAGGTCGAGGTGCCGGCCGCCACGGCAGCGAAGGTCACACCGAAGAGCTGCAGCGCGGCCCAGGCGTAGAACTTGCCAGACGCGGAGCCGGAGGCGGCGCTATTCGCGGCGAGCTGCGCAGCCTGGCGCGTGACGGCGGTCGCACTGTCGTAGGCGACCTGGCGCAATTGATTGTTCTGAGACATCGATACTCTCCTGCGGTCTCTCGCTTCAAGTGCCCTTCTCAGCACCCAGGGAGTTGACCCCTGGGCCAGGCGTTGTTAGATCAATCTACTGCTGGCAGGACCAGGACTTCATCGTCAGACCCGAACGTCATGCTGTAGGGCGATGCCGAGAGTGCGGTCTTCAACCCCTCCTCGATCTGCACGTTCATCTGGTGTGAATCCCAGTCAACAGGTCCGATGTTGATCGTCGAATTCACGCTACCCGTGAAGTCGACGCTCCCGTCGGTGGACCTGCCGGAAACAGTGACGCCGGTCTGCCCGGCGCCCATGTTCCAGATACTGGCGATGATCCCTACAGCCTTGACGCTCACGCCGCGCTATCCCACTTGACGATGCGCACGTTGATCGCGAGCGTGTGCACGATGCCGAAGCCGCCCAGGTAGTACCAGGCGATGCCCTTCGAGCGGCCGAAGTCGGTCGGGATCTTGCCGCGCATTTCCTCCGGCACGGCTATACCTTCGGCCACGGTGTCGTTGCCGAAGAAGAAGATCCAGTCGCTCTTGCCGTTGGTCCACTGCACCATGTCCCCGCCGCCGGCGACCGCAATGCCCGTGCTGCCATTGCCCTTGGCGATGTTGGTCTGCTCGATGTAGCGCACGTTCTCGTAGCGGCCGATCTCACCGTTCATGATGAGATTGAAGCCCGTGTCCGAGTACTGGTGGATGGTCTCCAGCGAATTCTTGAAGGTGCGCAAGGTCGTGGGCCAGGCGAGCGCGTAGTAGTCATCCGCAATGTAGGCCGGGATGTTGCGCTCCTTCATCGCATCAACGATCGATTTGGCGTGCGTGTTGTTGTACGCGATCGAGTTGGTGCCGGTGACCGTGCCGTTGGTGAAGAGCGTGACCGCCGCGGTGTCGGTGCCGCCGGTCGGGATGACGCGAATGAGCGTCTGGTTGAACTGGCCCCACACCAGCCGATCCACCGTCTTGACTGTGTCGTTCTTCAAGCCCTTTTTGATGATGTCCTCGACCGGGAACTTGGAGAGATTGTCCAGCTTGCCGGAGTAGGGAATCGAGTTGCCGGCCTCCGTGATGGTGAGCGTGCCTTGAGTGATCGTCAGGTTCGTTTCCGGCATGGTGTTCGTTTCCACGAGTACCGCGCCGACCGTGGCGACATCCGAGACCACATCCCAGGTGAAGGTGTCGCCCTTCTTCTTGCCCTGCTGGCTGATGTCGTGCACATCGGCGAACTGGCGGAATTTGGTTAAGGGTTGCACGTTCATGCGCAGCACGTTGGAGAGCTGCCGTGCGTAGAGATATCCGCCGAGTGTGTTCGCGGACCAGACTTGACCTGCCATGTTTTGACTCCTGCAAGCTGGGAGTCAGAGGCGGTGACTCTCAGCTAGACGATAGGTTGCGACCATGCCGGATGGCTCGAGCTTGTCCGCGTCCCTTGGCGATCTGATCGATCACCGACGTCGGGTTCTCTTCGCCGTCCTCGTCAGCCCTCGGTGCTTGGCGTGAGCCTTGCGCCGGCGGGTTGACCAATGTGCGCTTGCGATCGGCCTTGCTCGCTGGAGCGTTCGGACGTGTCTTCAACATCGGGCCAAATTCCTTGCGGACCATGTCACCCGCCTTTTTGTAAGCGGCGACGATGGAGAGCTCTGGTTCGGCTTGCGCCACCTGTGACAGGCGCGCTCGGAATACCGGCACCAGGGGTTCGACCTCGAAGATGTCCTTCTGCTGAGCCTCGGCTAACTGCACTGCGCTACGTGTCGCGATTGCCTGGGCGACTTCGCGCGAGACGTCCGGAGTCTTGGATGGTCTCGTTTTGAGCAAAGAAGCCAGCGACTTTATCGCTTCCCTATCCCCCATGACTGCGGAGCTGAGGATGCTCTCCACGTCGACATCGTTGTCTTCGTCGCTGGGTTCCTCGCGGGGAGCGAGGGCCAACTGCGTCGCCTTTTTAACAGCATCGTTGGCGCGCTGTAAAGCCTCATCGGCGCTCTCGACCTTCTGTGCGCTCGCTTTGAGTTGCGGAAACGTGAGCCACTTCTCACCCTTCGGCGTGAGCACCAGGTAGTGCTTTACCCCGTTGATGAGCTTCTCTTCTGGTGCATCGCCACCATCGCCGGGCGCTGCGGCGGGCTCCTCGACCTCGCCTTCAGCCGCACCTTCGGCCTGCAGGTTCTCGGCTTCCGCACGGGCGGATTCTTCCTCGAGCGCGACCCGGGCTTCTTCCTCCTCGCGCAAGGCCTGCGCCTCACGGGCTTCCGGTGAATCGTCGAACTCACCGCCAAAGGCAGGGCCGGTGGTGCGATCGCCCTCCACATCCTCGAAGTCCTCCGCTCGGCCGCCATCGACGCGATCGGATATCGCCTGCATGCGCGCGAGGCGGGAGTTGTTCTGCCGCTGGTTGATCTCGGTGGGATTCGGCCGATTGCCTTCGCCCTCGGTGCCATCGTTATTTTCCATCAAGCGAAAGAACTTCTTCATCCCTCATCCTCCAGGATCTGTTTGGCGCGCTCGCCGTTGTCGATCGCTTCAGCCAGCCAGCCAACGACTGACTCAGCGACCCGTATTTTGGTTTGGATCGAGCGGATCAGCTTCGGATCCTCCGGGTCCACCTCTTTGAGCTCGAGCAGGCTCGATTCCACCTGGCTCGCGGCCTTGGCCACGATGTAGCGGCCGATCCGATCCTCACTCAAGAATCGCCGCACCTCCTCACCGAACACCGCCTCCTCGAGCTTCGGATCCTCGATCGGCGTCTCATCGATCGATAGGTTCACGCGGCCGCCGGCGCAGGCTTCTGCTGTTGCAGCTGCGCCTGCTGCTGTGCGCCTTGTGCCTGTTGAGCTTGAGCGTTGCGCGCCTGTGACTCGCCCTGCTCCATCTTCATCAGATGCCCTATCAACAGGTGCCGGCTCTGGTGGCTGTCCTCCTTGTCGGCGAGCACGAGCTTGGTGACGTTACCCTCGCGCGCCACCTGCACGCGGGCGGTGTTGGCGCCCTCTTTGTTTTTGACCTGCAGCTGCAGCTCGGTGATCTTTTTCATGAGCTGCTGGATCATCTGCTGCGCCTTGACCTTATCCGGATCGTCCGAACTCATGAAGCGCTGGCCGTCGCGATAGCCGGATAGAGCCAGCAGCTCCTTCAAGACTTCCTTCAAGTCGATCGCCGGCGGCGGTTTGGCCGCGAGCTGCGTGAAGGTGCCCATCGCGGCCTGAAATCGCTGCAGCTTGGTGTCCGGATTTGTAGCGCCCATGCCGATGTTGATGGTCACCGTCATCTTGCGCTCGAGCAACGCATCGGTGATCTCCGTTTGCCCGAAGCGCTGCGCAATCTTGGCCTTCTGGCCGGCGATGCCCAAGAGCACCTCGTCCGACTCGTAGAACTGCTCGAGCAGCACCACCTGGCGTAAGACGGGCAGCAGGAAGGATTCCACGTACGTTTTGAGCGTGTACTCGGTCAGCATCGAGGCGGGCGACTGCACCGCGTTCACCGTGCGAAAGCTCTCACGCGCGCCACGCTGCGCCGCGGCCTGGGTGGGCGAGAAGTTCCCGGCGAGATCATCGAAGTCCGAGTTGATCCGATCCTGCTCGAGATACGCCGACTGCGTGACGTCCTGCCAGGACACTTCCTTGATGTCCTTCTCGACATCATCGACCATGGTTGCCCCGCCCGGCACATTGCGCACGAGAGATGCCACATCGACGTTCTTGCCGCGCTTCACGAACCAGCGCTTATTGAGCACGAACTTGACGTTGTCGGAGCGCGAATTCTGCACATCGTTCGCCTCCTCCTGCAGCTCGCGGGTGAGCGTCGGAATGCTCGAGGGATTGGTGGTGTGCGTCTCCAGGATCGCGCAGCCGAGCTCGTAGGGCCGCATGCCGTGCCAGACGTTCTCGATCAGGGGCGCGGGCTCGGTCAGCATGTGCTCGGAGTTCAAGGTGTAGAACTCCCAGTCCTCGCCGTTCCAGCGATGAATGTGCCGGTGCACCCACACCAGGTCATAGTCCGAGATCATGCGATCTTGTTGCGCCGGATCCTGGGTGTTGCCCTTCAAGCGCGCTGCCCGGGTGGAGTCATCCGAGTCGCAGCGCGCGGTCATCAGCACTTCCATCGGTAGATCATGCCAGCGCCGCCCCTTCGGATCCGGATGCTCCATGCGCTCCTCGACGTCGCACAGGTACATCGGCATCAGGTGAATGACGTAGGGACTCGTGTGGATCGGATCCATCCAGTCGGCTGAAGGATCAAATCGGATGTTCTCGCGCGGGATCAGGTCGATGACGGGGCGATCCTCGACCTGCACGTGGCCTTGGCGTCGATCCTTGCGGGTGCGAAAGCGCCAGTAGATGTGCGCCGCCACCACGCCCTGCACCTGCGAGTCCTGGAAGCCGCCGATCGCCACCTTGAACCAGGGGATCGAGACGGTCAGGCGCTCCTGGATGATCTGCTTCATCACGTCCGCGCTGATGATCTCCTCCTTGTTGCTCGGATCCGCAGGCTCGGTGTTGATCAGATCGAAGTTCGAGAAGAACGCGGCGGCCGCGGCGGCCTCGTTCTTGCGAATCACCGCGCGAGTTTTGGGGCGGTACAGGTGCGAGCGGCGCTTGAAGGTCTCGCCGTTGTACTTCGAGTCCGCGGCGTGCTGGTTGTTGAAGGCGCGCAGGGAATCGTCGAGGGGCTTTCGCAGATTCGAATCCATGTATGTAGTCGAAAAAGCAAAGGCATCTTTGGCTCTCTGCAGGAAGTCCGGCATCTCATCCTCTTCGCCCTCCTCCAGCTCGTCATCCTCCTCGGCTGCGATGTCACCGCCCTCGTCCTCCGGAGGCGCGTAATCCTCTTGCGCCAGGCCCGGCGGATGCTGCTCCGGCTGACTGATCATGCCCGGCGTCTCGGTGTCCTTGCCGCGATAGTCCAGGGGTGCGCGGCCGGTGGGTGGATCGTCGATCGAGGAGGGCTGCGTGCGCCATGGGACCGATGGACGCTTAGCCACGTGGCACCATGAACGTACCAAGGAACATGTAGCCGCCGAGCTCGTTGACTTTGCCGGGATACTCGATCGCGCCAGTTGGCTCGCGCTCCTGCAGCCAGTGGTTGGTGTACCACGCTAGCCCGCGGCCGCGACCGTAGTCGGTCTGGATCTTGCCGCGAATCTCGTAGATCGTACCCGGCGCCAGCTTCGCGGCGGCCATGGCGTGCAGCTTCTCGATGATCTCGCCGGCCTGGGCGTCGAACTCTCTCGGTCCTATCCGCTCGAGCGTCGCGATCACCTTGTGACCGTTTTCAATCTCGATGCACTGACCATCCTCGAGGTAGCTTGGGTTCTCCTCCGGTGTGTCATAGGTCACGATGAAGTTGCCGTTCTTGCCTTCCTTGTAGTGCGCCGCCATTATTGCAAACTCCTGCCGGCGAGTGCGGCTTTGATCAGATCTTGAGGCACGATGGGATCGCGGCCATCCCACGCGCCGCGCGGCAAACTGAACGCCTCGAGCATCGCGCCGGCGAAGCGCACCACCTCATCATTCAGGTTCTTCGCCGTGACCATGTTGGGCGGCAGCACGCTGCCAAAGCCTTCCTTGCCCGTAGCCATCGTCACCGCGTTCGCGATCGGCAGATGCCGGATGATGAGCGCGTGACTCTGGAAGCTGATCACCCACGGGTGGTTCGGATAGTGGCGCTCCAAGATCTTGCCGATCTCGAGCGCCTTGACCAGATCCGCCGCCTCGTCCGGATCGCCAGGCTCGATATGGACGATTTGTTCCACGTGAAGGTGTTGGCCCTAAGCCGTCTTCGCGGTTTTTTCACCTGAGCCGGTTTTCGCAGGCGGAGGGTCAGCGTCGATCGACTCGCCGGCGGCCGGCGCCTCGACCTCGTGCGCTGCGATCGGAACCCACGCATGGTCGGGTGACTCGCCGGGATTGGGCGATACCACTTTCTGGTGCAGCTTGCCCTTGAAAAATTTGAGCTCGAGCGTCCTGATCCAGCTCTCTAACTTGGTGAGCTCGGCCTTGACCTCGCCCTCGATCTTTGCAATTTCAGTCATCGGTTTCCCCTGTAGTTGAAAAATCAATTCAGCCGGCAGGCACGGGCCCCAGACGATGCCAAAGCCAGCCCACATGTCAGCGCAGGTGCGGCGGCCAGCCGTTGATGATGATCGTCAGCACCCACAACGCCAGGCCCATCGGCACCCAGCTGAAGAATTTGTTGTTGACGTTGAAGGCTGCCAGCAGGAAGCACGCGAGCGCCAGGACTAGCAGGATGAAGGTGACGCTCATGATCCAGCCCTCCGCTCTAGCGCAGCCATGACCTTCGCACTGTGCACAGCCGCCTTGACCATCTCGGCTTGCAGCATCTTCATGCCCACCGATTGCTTGCAGAATTCGTCCAGGGTTTTCGCCCGCATGCGCTGCAGGTGGGCAGCGTTCTGTCGCGGCGTCACGTTCCCGGTCTCCGGTAGAAGCCCGTGGTGCCGATGTCGGTGGAGTCGAAGCGGCGCACACCACCGCCAAAGACATACACGCCGTGATCTGGCGCCTTGAATTCAGGTCCCCAGGCGCGGCTCACCATCTCCTCGAGGGAGAACTGTCGAGTCGTGACCTGGCGGCCAAGGGTGGGAGAGAGTGGGGGAAGCGGCGGCATCAGTTGTCTCCTTCAAGCTCGGCCATGTGAGCACGCTCGGCGGCCTGGTCGCGCAGCTCCTGCGATTCCTGCAGAAGGCGCGTGAGCCGCGGCATGATCGGTGTGTACTCGGAGCGGGGGAAAAAAGTCTTCATCGAGCGATCCGCGACCTGCGCATCTTGCAGCAATTGATCGAGTTCGTAGTCGGTCAGTCGGCTCATGTCTCTTCGGGCTCGAGGCTGGTTTGATCGACATGCTCAGGCGGCGTCGGCTCCATGTCGTAGATTCTGCTCGCTGCATCGACGACATCTTTTAGCCCACCGAAGGGGAAAAAGCTAATTTGCAATCGCAAACGCTCGGTCAGGTCATAGATCTTGTCGTTCTCATCGACGCGCCGGATCTGATTGGAGACACGGTAGCCGTAGCCCGCGGCGACCATCTTGCGCTGCAGCCGGGTCAAGTTGTCGAGGTCGGTGGGGTACGGCAAATAAAAGCGGTGGCCCTTGATGTCGGGCCCTAAGCGCTGCACGCGATCGATCTTGCTGCCCTCACCTTCGCGCGGCCACTCGAGCAGATCAATATCCCAGCGCTCACCTTCCACCCGCATGCGCTCCTGGAAGTAATCGAGGTCCGCAAGCGCGCCGTAGCTCTCGTAGCCCACCTTGAAGCCCATCATGCCCGGCGCATCGAACCAGGCGTTGCGCAGGTCCCGCAGCCAGCGCCAGCGCTCCATCAGATCCATCTTGTGATCAACACCATCCAAGAGGTATTTATTTCCCGCAGCATCGAGCGCGAGCACCACCATCGCGGTGTGGGCGGAGCCCTTCTTCGTGCTCCTGGCCGGATCCGCCAGCAGGTAGCCCATCAACGAGAGCGGCCGCGCCTCGTACACCTGCAGATCGGTGACGTTGAACATGCGCTGGTGGCCGGCGAGCGGATTGCACAGCAGCTGACACGCCACAGTCGCCTCGAGCTGATCGATCAGCTTCTTCGCCCACTGCTTGCGCGTCATGAGCACCGGGTTGCCAGTCACCGTGCCATCGTCAGTCGCTGGATGGGCGCGCACCTTGGCAGCGCCGCGCTTCTCGATCTCGGAGTAGGTATCGGCGAAGTGGTAGCGGGTCCCCGCGTACTGCTTGCGGCCGCCGGCGACGCCCAAGTTGTCCGACATCGACCAGGCCTCGGTGGTCTTGGTGATCTGATCCGGTGTGTTGACGCTCTCGAGCGTGACCACATCGTCGTACTTCAAGAGCTTGAAGTGCGTGGAGGTGGGCTGGCCGTCGACCAGGCCCCAGGCCTCCATCGTGCCCTCCTTCGGATTGCTCTTGCGCTTGACCACGATGCCATTCTCCAGGCCCCACCGCGGCGCCTCCTTCGCAGGGTTGCGCCACAGGATGTCGGGGTAGGCGGCCTTCAATAGCTCGTTGCTTTCGAACTCGTACATGATCTGCGCGAGGAACTTCTTGGCGATCCCCTTGCTGTGGCTGAAGAGGCCGATCGTGATTTCTGGGTCGCGGATGATTTCCTGGATCGAGCCCGCGAAGGTGATGATGGTCGACTTGTAGTGCTCTCGCGCCCAGATATCTAGATAGCCGTCCGGATCCGCCTCCACCTCGCGGCACCGCTCGTAGATCCATGGTTTGGTGCAGTCGAGTCGCTTAAGCACCTTAATCAGCAGAAAGTAGCGGTCAACCCTCGCCAGCTTCCGGATCATCCCTATCGTCCGATACTCCGGTTTCTCCCACACCCTTAGCAGGTCGCCGAGCGGCACGATCGGCAGCGATTTGAGCAAGGCATTCATAATATTTGCCGATGGGCAAAGGATCCTCCGCGACCTCTAACTGAAAAGGGTTTCCAGGCGCCGTCTGCAAAGTTGTCGAGGCGAGGCGCTGGTGTACATACGGCGCCGCCGCTACTGCGGCCTGCATTCGCTCGGAGCGCGACTTTCGAGGGTTTCGAAGGACCTCGAGCATGTATTCCAATGGAGTCAGTCCAGAGGCCGCAATAGCCGCCTCTACTGCCTTGGTGCGCTTGTTTCGCGAACCCTTTTTGCGACCACCACGCCCGGATCCACGCCTCTTGCCCTTTGGCCATGCCATGCCATTCCTAAATGCAATCTATTTTATAATTGCCCGTCACAGACGATCGACGAGCTTCTCGTACTCGTTCCAATCGATCTGCAGCCATTGCGCCATTGACTGCTCCACGCTGGTCGCGAGCTGGTGCTGTTTCCAATACGGTGCGTCGATGTCATCGCCTGGCTCGCCCTCGCCGGCGTAGTGCTTATCGAACTTGTCGACCTCCTCCTGGGTCACTCCATCGGAGAGGCAGCACGCCATCTCGACTAGCTCGTGGATCCCGACCAAGAACGCGGCCTTCTCGTTGCCCATCTCAGAGACGCGGATCTGCCAGGTGCCGGCAGCATCGACCCACCAATCACCGACGGTGGGATAGCGCTGATCCTCGTGCGGGATCGTCTCGATGACGATGCGCATATCAGCGCTGCAGGTGGTTATAAGCTTCGGGGGGCCCTTGCGGGCCCCCGTCGGCATTGTTTGCCGTAGTTATGGGCAAAGAATTCTGTGCGTAATTCTCGCGCCGTCGCTTCGCGTGTTGCTCATCGAGGATCCGCGCGTGCTCTTGGATCCCAGCGCACATCGCGCTCGCGAAGAGGAGGTGGTTCAAGTGTCGCCGCGGTAGTTGTGGTACGCGTTGTAGCCGGTCAGCGGACCGTAGACCTGGCCCTTGGTGTAGAGCGCCAGGCGGTGTGGCAAATCATTGTTGTCGCGATGCAGGATCGTCGCATCGAGATCGTAGTCACCGGAGACGTTCGGCACATCCTTCCAGGGCTTGGGCGCGCAGGCCTCATGCGTCTGGTTTTTGGAGATCCCCATCATTTGCAGTCGCTTCATGGATTGATCCCTCGCTCTCGGTGAGTGCCTTTCGTACAGCGGCGTCGATCATAGCCTGAACCATGTGACCGGGAACATAGCCCTGCAGCTCTGCTGCGCCCGCTTCGTTGGCGATTTCGTGATCCAAGTCCTCAAAATGACCGTCCTTGATCTGCTGCTTGAGATCCTCCGGGATGTGCGCGCCGGCGAGCGTGATGACTTCGGTCAAGGATTTGATCAGCAGTTCGAGCTTGCGCGCGTTCTCGATCACCCGGCCGCCCTGTTCCTCGCGCAGGTTCGCGAGCTCCGAGCGCAGCGGGATGACCTGCTCTCTCTGGAAGTCGGCCATGCCGGTGTTCAAGAGCGCGAGATTCTGGCGCAGCACCGAGTTGTCGTTGGTGATGGCACGCAGCTCGAGCTTGACCGCTTCCATGTGGCCGGCGAACTCCTTGCGCATGACCAACATCACGTGGCCCACCAGCTTCGCCGTTTCGCGCGCCACTACTTGCTTCTCGCCACCGTCAAATACAGTCACTTCGTCGGGCTTGCTCATGGGGCCACCGTGGGAGTTGAGAGGTCGAGATCCTGCCACCGGCTCAGCAGGTAAGATCGGCAGCCGGCGGCATTGCCGGCCGCCACATCGGTGACATCGTTGCCGATCATGATGCTGTTCGGCAAATCGATCTCAAATCGCTGCGCGATCGAGTGCAACATCCCCGGCTTCGGCTTGCGGCAATTGCACCCGGCATCGGGTTTGTGCTTGCAGCTCTTGATACTGGATAAATGTACACCCTCCGAGTTTAGGCGCTCAAAGAGCACCAGGTGCATCTCGCACAAGACGAGCTCGGTCAAGAAGCCCGCTCCCACGCCGCCCTGGTTGGTCACCACGTGCAGCTGGTAGCCGATCGCCTGCAGGCGCCTGAGCGCATCCACCGCGCCGGGTAGGAAATCGACGAAGCGCATCTGATCGACGTTGTTCAGGAAGCCTGAGCTCTGATCGATGATCGTCCCGTCCCGATCAAGAAACGCTGCGATGCGCACGCGCGATCTCCGTGGTTGAGATGCCGGCCAGGCGCTTGATGATGTGCACCTTCCCGCCCCACTGACGCATCAAGAAGCCGCCGCGCACGTCCTGCTCGCGGTAGTCATCGCCCTTCACCAGCACGTGGCAGCGGATTGCCACCACGAGGGCCTCCGGATTGCCGTCAAAGGGGATCACGGCATCGGCCAGGGTCAAGGCCTCGAGCATCGCCATGCGCTCAGTGAGCGGGTACAGCGGCCGTCCGTGGCCTTTCAAATCGGTGACGCTCTTGTCGTGGTTCACCGCCACGATCAGGTAGTCGCCAAGCGCAGCCGCTTTATCGAGCAGATACCGATGGCCCTCGTGCAGCCCATCGAAGCAGCCGTTGGTCAGTACGATCTTCATCGGGTTTTCTTCCTCTGCGCCCGCGCGGCCTTGGCTCGCGCGCGGTTCTTTTTGAGCTTCTTGGTGAACGCCGGCTTCTCGCCGGCGTGCCGATCCGCGTCCGGCGTGAAGTAGCGCTGCGTCATTTCGTGGCGTATTTCGCCTGCAGCAGCTGCACCGCCTCGCGCAGCAGGTACGGGATCTCCACCCCGCTCGAGCGCGAGATCTTGCGCACCGTGTTGGCATCCAGGTTCTCAAGGCGCACTTGCGGCGCGCGCTTCACTTTGGTTTTGACTTCGCTATCCACGTTCAATCTCCTTGAGTAGTTCTTCTCTTGAGCACGTCGCCGTGCCCACTTTCCCCACCACAACGCCAGCCGCCATGTTGGCGAGCTCGGCCGCGTCTACAAAATTGGTTCCGCCCTTCGAATGCACGCCAGCCGCGGCCGCGGCTGCGAATACCGCGATCACGGTGTCGCCGGCGCCGGTGACATCGAAGACCTGCCGCGCGCGGGTGTGAGACTTCCAGATGACGTCCTTATCGCTCACCACGCGGTGAGCCCCCAGCTGCATGCCGGCCGCGCCGAGCTTCAGAAGCTGGTAGGGAAACACCGGGCGCGCCGATCGGCTGCGATCGGTCACGTGCTCCGCCCACTCGTGCTCGTTCGGGCAGATCACGGTAGCGCCGATGTACTTCTCCCAGTTACCGCCGCGCGGATCCACGATCACGGGCTTCGTGGCCTGCATGGCGCCGATGAAGGCCTGGCAGAAGTCCGCACCCAAGCTGCCTTTGCCGTAGTCGGAGAGGACCGCGACATCGCACCACTCCATGAGCTCGCGCGTCTCGGTCTCGAGGTGTAGCGTCTCGTGCTCGGTATCGTTGTCGACCCGGAAGATCTGCTGATGGCCAACCAGGAAGCGGTGCTTCTCGGTCCAGGCCGATCGCGGAAAGACTCCCTCTGCCTGGGCGCCTATCGCGCGCAGGTTCTTGATGACGTTCATCGCCCCGCCCTCGCGCCGCTGGGCGTAGTCCTCGACGAACACCGGTACCGGAGCTTCCTGCGAGAGCTTGGTGACGCGGCCGAAGTGATACACATCGATCATCGGATCCCCGATCACTAGCACCTTGGCCTGCGGCAGTTGCTCGGTCACCAGGTGCGCGAGCTTGTCGCGCTCGTTCACGCGCGCCTCATCGATCATGTTTCGCTCGCCTCCAGGCGCACGCAATCCAAGGGATCATCGGGCGTCGAGGCCTCGACTAAGAAGCCGAGCTCGACGCAGCGAATACGGTGTGTCATCCCCGGCGGCAGAATGACAAACGAGCCGGAAACCGCGAGGCGGCTCTGCTTCGTGCGCTCGCGCAGCTCCTTGGCGGTCTCGATGATGAAACTGCCGGCGCCCACGACGAAGGTCTCGTGCTTGGTGTCGTGGTAATGCATCGAGGAGGCGATGTGCTTGGTGTAGACGAGCTTCTTGCAGCAGTACTCGCCGTTGTGAAGGATCTCCTCGTACCCCCAGGACTTCCAGACGCGCTCTACGGCCACACCAATCTCCACAGCTCACGAACTGATAAAAAAACCCCGCGGCCGACGATCCAAAGCAACAGCGCCAGCAAGGAGAAGATGGCTGCCAGTGCCAATCGCTCGCGGATAGTTGGGGGAGTCACGGTCGGCTGCGGGGGTACCACACGGGTGAAAGGATAGGTAATCGGGTCATCGTCGCACTCGTCCTCGAGTTCCTGGCTTTTGCTCATGGTCCGCACTCCTGCAGGTAGCCTTCGATGATTTTGCTGGCCTCGATCCAGCCCTTCGCAATCTCGCAGCGCCAGTGGAGAGTCTCCATACGCACGCGAAATGTCTTCTGCTCGGCCGAGACGGTTCCGCCCTTGGTGCGCTTCATCTCGAGCCACAGGCCCGGGCACGGCGGTGTGTAGCAGCCCTTCTGCGGCGCCAGACACAGCACCGGGATCAGGTAGTCGAACACGCCCGGCTGCAGGCCCATCGCCTTGAGTTTGCCCATGGTGATCGCCCGCGTTTTAGGATCCGCGCCGAGATACGCGCCGTTCGGTACATGCACGAGCACATCCGCGATCGGCGCGCCACGCCAGCGCGTGAGCTGTGCCCACTGGAAGAGCCAGGCGCACTCCTCCTCCTCGGTCGGTACCGCGCCGCCGGCGTCGCGCTTGTACTCCTCGACGCTCATGCGATCCTTGCTCATTGCTGCAGCGAATCCTCGGTCTCCGGGATCTGCTCTTTCACGTCCTTGCAGAGATCCCGAACGATGTCGGCACCCGATGGCGGCTTAGGCGGTTCCTGCTTTGGTGGCTTGCGCCCGCGATCATCATCATCATCATCCTTCGGCCCGAGGTCCTGGCCGAGGACGCCGACGAGGTAGCCGATGGCCGCCGCACAGGTCACTTGCGCTTCCTCGAGGCTTTGCGCGTCGAGGCCTGGATCTTGCGGCCGGTGTGCGACATCGGCTCATCATCGTCTGACTCCGGCACCAGGCCATCCATGGGCACCGCCTCACCATCGCCAGCGCTATTCTGGTGATCAAGCGGCAGCTCAGGCTCATCGTCCGTCTCGATCTCGAGCTGCGCCTTGATCGTCACGGCCACCTTGGCGTTGATCAGCGCCTGGGCGGATGGATCGCCGTTGTCCGGATTGACCTGCAGCGTGCACTTCATCTCGGTCATGCCACCGCCGAGTGCTTTGATCCAAATGCCTTTGATCTTGCCGTTCTTGTACGTGGTCGCCGGCACGCCGCCCGACATCTTGATCGTGGCGCCGACGAACTTGTGCTCCAACGGAATCCAGTCAATGGCCAAGAAGCGCGGCACGTACTGATCGCCCTCCATCCTGAAGAGCCCCTGGCCTGCAGTCATTTCATCCGTGATCGCGATCAGCTCCTCGACCGAGAGCAGAATCCCGGACAGCGGTATGTCCTGCCCCGGCACTTCCTCCTCGCCGTGCATCTCGGTGCGGGTGTTCACGGATTTGCCGATCTTCGCGGGCCGTTTGGTCAAGTTGAGCGTTTGCATCGATGGTTCTCCAGAGTTGTTGTTAGTACTTCACGCATTCAAACGCGTCGACATCACCGCCCGTTCGACGGGCGTCAGATCCCACGCGGCGACCACCACCCAGGCATCTGCGCCAAAGCGACGCAGCAGATACGGGTCGACCGGGTATTGATCCCAGTCAGCCTCCCAGAGCACGTGGTACTTCTCGATCGCCTTTCGCGGGCGCAGGTGCACCGGAATCAGCGGCACATCGGCGATCCGATCGCGCGTCTGGCTGCTGGCGCCCGGCATCGGTACCTCGAAGTTTCGGTCCTTGGAGTTAGAGCGATCCGGTGAGTGAAACTTGACCGCGTTGTTCCACATCGAGCAGCGCACCTTGGTCTGGTCGGCCCGCATCAGCGCAAGCTTGGGCAGGCCATCGGAGCCTAAGCCCGCCGCGGTGATCGAGGCCAGCGCGCGGATGATGAGCTTGCCGGCGGCGATGCGTTTGTAGATCGCGGCGATCGCCTCATCGTTCTTGGTCATGCCGGCCCGGTGCGCCTGGTAGTTCTCGTAGAGCGTGCGGGCCTGCTCTTTGTCCATCGTCAGCTTTTCGACGTCCATCATTTTCTCCGGTGTTGGTTGGCGTTCGGGCAGGTGGCAAAGTGGGACTTGTGGCGCGAGAGATCGAGCTCCGCGTCTTCTGGCTCTACGGTGTCTGCATCGACCGGCATGTTCTTGCCGGCGCCGGTCTTGAACCAGATGATCTTTGCGCGGCACGACGAGCAGCGGACGATCCGCCGCTCGTGCGCCTCCGTGGTGGTTTCCTCGAAGCTCACGCGACTTGCTTGGCGGTCTCGCTCAGATTCTGCTTGAGCAGATATCCCTCGAGCGCCCAGATCTTGTCGCGCGCATGGCCGCGAGCGATCTTGCGGCCGAGCTCCTCGTTGAAGTTCGCAGGGCTTGCGCATGCGCTCTCACCGGTCACGGTGAATCCGTTCGCGAGCGTCAGGCAGCACACCGTGGTCTGCGAGCCTGTGAACACGTGGTAGTCCTCACCCACGATCTTCGCGTCGATCTGCTCCGGCGTGATGCGCGATGCGTTAAGCCCCTTCGCCTTGATCTCACTCTCGACTTGCGTCTCTTCCATCGTCATTCCCCTTTTGTGGTTGAAAAGTGCGTCTCTCACCGACTCAATCGCCTGGATGTCAGCCGGTGTGATCTTTCCGCCGCGCTTGCCCATGCGGACGTGCGCTACCGTGCCGTCGTTGAGCTTGATGTAGCTCACGCGCGATCCAATCGCTCGAGTTCTGCCACCAGAAGCGCGGCCGCGTTTAACAGCAGCTCACGTCTGTCGCCCTTCGGCTCGAACGGTTCCGTCCACGGCCAAAAGACACCGAGTTCGTCGGCCTCAAGACCAAGTTCCTCCGCGCAAGCCGCCTGGATGTAGGGGATCGCGGCTTGCGCGAGCGCGCCGTCGGTGTGCTCATCATCGTGCTCGATGGTCCAGCCGTGCACGCTCTGCTGGCGCTCGCGCTTGAAGCGAATATCCTCGAGCACCTTCTCGAGCGCTGGTCGCAGATGGCCCATAGCGCTCACGGCACAACCTCACCGATGATTTCGCGCTCGAGCGCGGCGTATTTGCCGCCGTCCTCCTCGCTCTGCAGTTCGCCGATGAGTGCGATCACCCACAGACGATCGCCTTCCCACTTCGGTGGCAGCACGGTGCCGTGCAGTGCGCGCCGGCTGCAGATCTTTAAGGGGCCTTCGACCTTCTCGACGCTGCCGACGTTGACCGGCTTGTGATTCTTGCCACCGTGCATCGCCGAGCCTTTGGCATCGGAGCGCCAAAAGCAGATGAAGGCGCCGAGCTCGCGCAGCTGCTCGAGGCGCGCGCGTTGCGCGTCATTCCAGCGAGCCGCGAAGGCCTTGATGCACGCGAGCCAATAGGACCCGTACCCGTACCCGTACCCGTACCCGTCCCCGTACCCGTACCCGTCCCCGTACCCGGACCCGTCCCCGGACCCGGACCCGTCCCCGTACCCGTCCCCGTACCCGGAA